ACTTCTATAAACGCAAAATTCAGAAGTACATATTTTGAAAATCAAATGTACATAAAACGGAATTCAAATGTACATAAAAGCATAAGCATTAAACAGCTATTAAATAACAAGAAAAGGCCCGTTACATACGGGCCTTTTGCATTCACTAAACCTAAAACCAGACTACAATGGAAACAATTCTTTTGGTGCTGCAAAGCTATAAGGAAAGTCAGCCGAATTCCAACGGGCTGAAACCATCATATACCTATCACCTTCTAGGTCTTCTTCAGAGGCTACACGGCAAAAGAAGTCAATGGTAGCAACCTCTAAGTCCTTACCTGCTGGTACATACATCTTATTGTCGTGAAACATGAAACCTATTCCATACTCTTTTGACTTCAATAGCTTGTTATAGAAAGCTAAATTAACATCAACGCCCTTATGTCTAAAGGGTATATTGTAAGTCTTGTTACTAAATTCCGTCTGTGTACGGCCTATCCCTGGTACACTGTTTTCGGTGGCCTCAGGGAAGTTACCAGTCACAGGATTGATGATCACCAAGTCTTTGGCTGTTATACCAGTATCCCAGGTGGCTTCTGTATCATCAAGTGCCGTAATGTCAAAGCCCTTCTTAATAAGGACTATCCCAATTATTCTACTATTTTCCTTCACTCCTGGGTCAGTGGTAAAGTCCGCTAAAACGGCTGCATCGTCATAAGTTGTAATTGCCATGGTAATTATAAATTTAAGTTTAACATATATGTCTAAATATTGCCTAAGGCGTAAACCTGCTCCATATTTGATAAGATAGCAGCGTACACCTTTTCGGCTAAAGTCTTGCCAAGAAAGGCTGAAGAAGGTGCCGCCTGCCAATATTCTAATTGCGTAATAGACCCTTCGGGGTAATTACCCTGTTCATCGGGGTACACAAAAGCCCCTGTAGCAGGGGCAACCCTACTACCCTTAGTTGAACTTGACCATTTAAGGGTGTTAAACACCCTGATGTCATTTGCCTTTTGCTTGTCTGTTAGGGATTCATTTTGCCTGATCACATTAAGTACAGGCGTATCAAAACCGCCTTGTTCATCCTTTGTCCAGAATTCTAGCAGTATAGTAGCTGTCATTTCAAGGTCGGAATCAATTTCTAGCTTATGATGGACCAGCTTAATAAGGTAATCCGAATGTCTATGCTGTATAGGTACAGGGAATGTGAGTAAATTCATGGCTAAAGTTTGTTTTGATGGATATTATATACAGATGCTGAAAGGCCTGTTATAGGGCTTGGTTGTGTGTACATGGCTGCGGTAATGTCTCCAACATTGGCAACTTTCATGACGGAAGTTGCCGAAAATGGAATGGCGTAAATGCAACCGTTCTGAGCCAGAGTTCCACCTACATAGCCGTTAGAATCTATTGGAAAATCTTTTTTCGTTTTTGTCAAAGGGTCTATTTCTGTAATCGAAGCGTATAATCTAGGAATACCATAAACTTTGCCGTTTGGAGCCGTGCAACCTCCTTGGAATAGTGCGCTCCCACTAAAAGTGACAAAAGTGCTTGTGGTGTCGTTTGAAGGGTCTATCTGAAGCACAGAACCCATGTTGAAGGGCAACCCATACATTTTGCCGTTAGAAGCTAAGTAGCAGCCCCAGTACTTATTCGCAGACCCTCCAAGGCTGCCAAACGTGCTTGTGGTGTCATTTGATGGGTCTATTTTCAAAACGGTGCTCGCATTTCTCGGCACACAATATATATCCCCATTGGCAGCCAGTGCGCCACCTGAATACCTGTTTGACCCGCCAATGCTGCCAAAAGTAGTTGCCGTGTCGGCTGTGGGGTCTATTTTCAAAATGGTGGAAGATGTGAAAGGAACTCCGTATACCATTCCGTTATCTGCCAAAACGGAACCTACCCATTTTGCGCTGCCAGAAAGACTCCCGAACGTGGTCACTGTGTCATCTGAAGGGTCTATTACTAATATCGAGCTTGAATTATAAGGTGCACAATATATCTTTCCATTTGAAGCTAAGACGCCGCCAATCCATTTTGCGCTGCCAGAAAGACTCCCGAACGTGGTCACTGTGTCATCTGAGGGGTCTATCTTAAGTACCGAGGTGGAGTCGTAAGGCACGCCGTATATGCAGCCGTTTCCAGCAAGCACGCCTTGTGCCCATTTGTCACTTCCTGCCAGGCTTCCAAAATAGCTTATTTTAGGGCCACCATTACCAATCGTACTTCCAAAAAACTGATTAACTGTCCTTATCATAGCGTATCTTGGCTTATAGTGTAATTAACTGCTTTAACGTCACCTGCATTGTCTTTGTCTATTATAAATAGATACAGGTTGTCAGTGTCTACTACGTATTCACCAGACAGGAGCCTTTTAGTCACTCCACCAGGCACGGATATAGCCGGTTCTGATGCTTCGTTGTGCAATACCTTAACCATCACACTATCATCAGCATAGACGGTGGCTATAGTTAAGTCACCTGTTATGGGTGTGCCATTCATACCATAAGCCCTTGGTCTATCAAAATTAAGTGTGGCGCCTGTAGAGGGTACAAAAGACCGTCCATTCCAGCTAATCCAGTTTGTCCCCGCTGGGAGGTCATCATAAGCAGAATCATTCAAAAGGCTTAAATCCTTCACCGTGCTATTCTTAACACCTAAGTAATCAAAGAACAAAGTCTGATAAAAGGCTGTTTTCTTCACGAATAGAGTTGCTTCAGCGGTTCCGGTGGCCACTAAAATAAAGTCTCCTGATTCAAATGAAACATCATTTGTTTGTATTTTCACTTTCTCAGTGGCCACTCCAATTGGGCTATTGGTAGTTACAAAATTAACCGTTACATACCCGTTCAAAGGGCGTGCATTAGAAGCAGCGTATTCTGAAGCCCAACCAATGAAGCCTATTTTGAAGTCATAAGCCGTGTTTTTTAGTAGGGTTTGTTGCCAGATTGGGGCGTACTTGTTTTGTAGCCCCGCTTGATTTTTCGTGTTATAGACCAAAGAAGGGGCAATGGGCTGTGATGAATCTTCACCAGAAAAAGGTCTATATATGGTGTGTATGGCAATATGCCCTCCTGTAGCTGGATTGGGTACAGCTGGTTCGGGGTCAGCGGTACCAGCTTCAACAGCAGGCGTGTCATCCGCTGAAACACTTATTATATCAAACCTATTATTGGGATCTGTCGGGCTTACTGTCAAAGTCAAATCACCTGTAAAAGTCTTTATCACACCAGCCCAAACCCATTTCAACCCGGTCAAGGTTGCGCTTGTAGTGCTATTGATCACTAATTCACCAGGTGTCACTATCCTATTACCTGATTGTGGCCCTACAGGCAAATCAAGAAGCGTAGCAAAAGGATTTTCAGAATCAGGTAGGTTTGCGGCCGATAAAGCCGCCAATATAGCTGCACTAAGGTCTAACCCTTCAGGTAGGTTCTTGATAGCTGAAGCATCCAGCCTATCAGTACCTCCAAGAGCTGTCAATAAGTCCCTTACCTGTTCAGCTGTCACACTATCCCCTGTAATAGCAGACAATAACTGACTGAAGGACAATTTCAAATCCTTGTTTTCAGTAAAGCCCCTAATAATCAACAAGTCATTATTGACAATCGCTCTTTCTAATGCTGTTAATTCCGGTATTGATTTATTGTTTGACATTACGGATTGATTTTTAGTTTGGTATCATTGTCAATTTTCAAGAAGCTGTCTCCACTGTCTACGGCTTGTGAATCGTCTCTATTGTTAGCCGTGAATTCAACCTCTTCCAGTCTTATCCCTGCATTTGCAAAGGGGTCAGGAAGGAAGTATTCAGGCTCCAGGCTTTCTTCTGACTGCATGGCCACAGCATTGATATAGAAGGAATCATGGCCTAGAGCTATGGCCAACTGTGTGAGCAGGTAAGGAGGCACCTGAAAGATTTCCCAATCCAAGCTTTTGGTTACAAATTCATCAAGCTTGATCAGTTTTGCATCTGTCTCCCTATTGATTGTTTTTTCACCTCCTGGGAATGCTTGGTATAGCCTGCTTTTGATCCATCTTTCATGCACTATTCCATTGCCATAGAAACACCCAAATTCATCATTGTCACTGGTGTAGCTCACTATCTGGTAATCGTCCAAATCTCCCATTACTTCCAATGGTTCTGATAGTGCAAAAGTATCTGTGAAATCATCGTCTGAAACTTCTATCTTTAGCTGGAAACGGCCAATAGTGGCCATGGTTAATGATACTTCATAGACATCATAGGGCTTCACATCGTACTTGCCAGACACTTCCACCGCTATAGTTCCGGTGATTGGCACCAGATAGTTAACTACCATTGCTTTGTAGCCCCTGGCTTCGCCTATTCCGGTTGTCACATTGGTGACCTGTACCTGTTGGCTAATCTGATCACTTACCAGGTTAATAGTGTTTCCCACTTGGCCATAACTAGGGAAGGCCCTGTTAGGAAACCATACTTGCAAGCCAACCACTGTAATGTCATTGACCGCAAAGCCAGGCACTGAAAGCAATTGATTAATGTTTTCTTCCACTTCTGTGGCTGATACAATCACATCGGCCCCACCGTCTAAGTCAACCAGCCTGATTTGATTGCCTGAAAAGCTACTCCCAAACTGAACCTTCAATACCTGGTCTTTTTTGACCACCTGGTAAAACGCTTTGTCTATTATACCAGGATGCCTTTCATCTGCAAACAGGGGCTTTCCTTCTTTCCTGAAAGTCACAGCTGTAGCCACTGGCAAATGAAAATAAGCTACACGCCCAGGAGCGGGCAACGGGTCTGGGTCTGGCAGTGGGGTAGGTGAACCACATTGATCTATATTGATAGTAATTACCTCACTGGCAGCATTAATCTGATAGGCTGTTTTTCCGATCCTGAACCACCCTGCACCATCATAGTCCAATAGGGTGTCTATTACATCTTTGTATAGGGTAGACCCTATTTCTAAATCACCATACCAATAGACATACGCCGAACCCCCAAAGGTGCAGACATCACCAGCCAAATCACCCATTTGATTACCAACACCGTCATTAAACCTGTACAGTGCCGAACTCCTATTGGTAACCCGGCATTCTGAAGTATTCCTCTGAATGACTACTTCACCAAACGGTGCCAATTGTTGCTTAATCACTTGGTACTTGTCAAAACCTAGGCATTCATCATAGATGGCAACGCCAAAGGTGCTTGTGACACCTGAAGGGGTACCAATTACATAAGCCCCCACAAAATCAGCCGAAACGAATTTGGCCACATCGTCAAAGTAGATGTCATACAGCCTGTAGCCTGCCCAGAAATCCCCCTCTATAACTTTATCTAAGAATATTTTAGCCATTGTAGTTTGCCCTTAATAGTGTAAAATTAGCCTCGTTATTCTCACTCCTTGAACGCTCTAGCAGGTACCCATGTATGGTTTCATAGGGCGTTATCACCTGAATGATTTCAAACATTTTTTCTTGAATTTGCCTGTCCTGAGTAGTCGTTAGCTTTGCTTCAAACTCATATATTTCAGGAAAGAAAAGAGGTCTTTGCATGGCCCTGGACTGTATCGATTTTCTTTCTTCACGCAACCTATTTTCACCTGTTTTCAGTGTCTGAAGGTTAGAAGCTGATTCACTGGTAGTGTATCCCAATAACCCCTGCTTCTTATAGTAGTTGCTGGCTATATAATTAGTGTGTCTGTCCAGGCACCTTGACAGGTGTAAATCAAGGTTGTAACAGCTTTCAGGATCAACCACACCACTCACACTTTCAAAGCCTTCATTGGTTCGGCTCTTATACCCTTCTCCTTCCCTTACCAAGCTTATCAAAAATTCATCATTGTCGTACTTTTCATTTTTAGAAGAACTACCTACCTGTCTTCTTTTTTGCTCTATAGCGTACATGCTGGCTATGTATGGATTCAGCAAATCAAGCTCATTGTTGACAAATAATCCCGGTATGATATAGTTACTTTCGGTGCAAAAATCATCTTGACTATTGCTTATTTCAGTTTCATGATTGGTGTACCCAACGTTCACCTTATTGTGTATCATCTCTTCAGCTACTCGCTTACGAATGTTCCAAACCTTTGTAAGGGTAATGCCTACTTTTCCTTTGAAAAAGTGGCCCATTTCTTCAATTATAATTTTCTCAGTCCCGTCTGGCAAAACAACAACGGACATGCCTAAATTATAAGCGCATTTAAAGGCTTTTAAAAGCTTGTTTAATGTCGTTTTAATGACTCCTGTTTTGTTAGAAATCTTAGCACCTGAAGTAAGCATATTCAGGGCAGCCGCGCCGTCCACATTGTAACCAATATCAGTCCTCCCCAGTACGGCACTTGAAAGGATGGCCCGCTTATCAGTTACATGTTTCAATACCTGATTAAAGGCTTCAAAAGCCAGAAAACCACCCACTTCTTTGGCTTCAATATAGGTGTTGGCATCTACCAAAAATCTATCTTCATCCAATTCTGGGTAACGGCTAAACCCACTAATACCAACCTTCGCAGTAAAGTTGCGGTTGCACACACCATAAAAGTAAAATGCATCACCGGGAATAAGGGCAATAGTAGCATCTAAAGTGACTGCAAAAAAACTATAAGTGAATCCATCCACCACAGATTGGTAGGTAGTGGTGACCAATACAGGCGAACCGTTATTTACACGGTAATAGAATTGGATTTCATCTTCAAACCCACTACTACTGTCCACCGCAAAGAACACGTCAAAAACATGATCTCCACCTTCTTCACATTTGTACACCGGAAACACTTCACTTGTAGCAATGGTTATACGTTCTTTTTTCCATCCCTTAAGTTCGTCTTTTGGGTAGTCATCCCAACCTATTTGAAGCAATTGCCCTGATGTCATTGGCAAGGCTTTTTCACCTGTCCACCTGTTACTTTGGCTTTGAACAATTAGCCTACTGTGAAGGCTTGGGGTTATCTCATCTTCAGAAAAAACAGCGGTGCCACCAATCGAGAAAATAGAAGACAATTCTACTTCAGTATTGCCCCTGTTTTTTATTCTTTCCTGTATGGTGTTGGGCGTAGCCATCACCTGCAGTTCTGAAGGTCTTATTTCTATTCCTTTTAGTATAAGTACCCCTGAAAAATACTGTTCATAATCCCTGATCAATGGATTGTACTCAAACACCCTAAAAGTGACACTTGCATTGTACCCAGCCTTATTAAAAACATCCTGTACATAGGCTTTTGCATCCTTGATGAAAACAATGGGGCTGGTGATTTCACGCGTGACACCATAGGTCTTCATGTCCCTTACAAGTCGGGTTTCTCTATCCCTCCATGACATGGGTTCGTTCTGGGTTTCGTATTCCCCACGCTCTTCACTGTTCAATATAAAACGCCACTTAATCATATAACCAGTCCCTTTGTTGTTTGATGGCTCTTGACCTTGATTTTTCACGCTGTGAAACGCCCGAACGGTCAATTATAATGTCCGTTCCTTTGTTGCTCTTATAAGCCTTTTCAAGCCTNTNCAANCCTTGTAATAAAGCGGTGTCAGTTCCTGATTTCTCCTTGGCAGGAGGGTTCATCACATCANCCCTAAGCTTCAATGGTACCTTATCCATGGCAATCCCTAGAAGCTTTTCATAAGTAAAGTTTTTATCTTCAATAATAGGTTTTAAAATGTCTCTGAACTTATTGGTACCTGAAGCATGCACCACGGATTCACCCCGTGACAGGCGGGCAGTAATCGAATCACTTGTGGCATTACCGGGTCCTTCCAGGTCAAACACACCGTCTTTGTATTTTGGAACTGGCTTTGCCATTACTACACCCGCTTGAATTGCCGCCTGAGCGACAATAAAAGCCGAAAATGGAAGACCAAAAGTTCCGGGGCTTAATTTAATCGCTTTTGATATTCCTACAGCTGCATTAATTCCTATTTCAAACAATGCAGTAGCCTTGTCCATGTTTGCCTGTTTGACCTTTTCGGCCCTAATTTTCTCGTTAAACTTTTTGGTTATGACTTCACGTTGTTGGACATCATCACCAGCCAATGCCAAGCTAGCTTCTTTTTCAGTTTCCAACTGGCTTATTCTTTCCTGTGAGGCAAAATAAAAAATATCTGATATACCCGAAGCTACATTTAGGGCCGTGGATATGCCTTCCCGCATTACTTTTTCTTTGTGCTTTGCAAGGTCTTCATCTGCATTTTTATCTTTTTTGGTTGCTTCTTTTTGATCGTCTACAGCCTTATCAAGCCCATCCTTGGCCGCCTCTTGTACTTTCTTAAATGTCTTTGCCGTACTTTTTTCCAGCCCTTCAAATGGATCACGTTTTCCCGTGTCGATGCCTTCAGCTATCAGGTTGATCAAACCAAGTTCCTGCTGAAGCTTTTCTATTCTGGCGTCTATTCGGCTTACTTCAGCTCCACTCCCAGCCTGTGACCTTTCTTTTTGAGCCTCGGTAATATCATGTTCCAGTTTGGCTATAAGTCCAAGCCCGTTAATTCTGTCTTGTTCAGCCTGTATTTTAGCCCGCTGCACTTCCAGAGCTTCTTCAGCTTGTTTCTTAGCCTCTTCATCTGCTTCTACCTGCGCACGCCTGGCTTTGCCTTCAGCTTCGAAATAAGCCCTGCCAGCATCTGCCAAAGTGTTGTAATAGTCATTCTTCCTAATTTCTACATAGGTAGACCACAGCCCCTGCACTTCTTTGATGTCTTCGCCTTCCTGCTCAAAGATTCTAAGGAAATCCATATAGGCGGTACTTCCCTTTTCCAGCTTGGTAAAATCTATTTCATCAATTGGTTTTAATAGGTCTTTGACAAGTTTCCCGCCGTTGGTAAGGCCTAAATCCAAAAGAGCCTTTTTGGTCTCAAAGCTCCAATCTTGAACTGACTTAAAGGGGTTAAGACCTTCAGCAAATGCTCCAAAGTTTCTTAATGTGGTGATTAATGTATTTAGTTCTTTGATGGCAAAAGCGATTACCCCGGTGGAGCCTTCACCTATTTCTTTCATTAGCATTGTCCAGTTGTCAGACAAATTAGACAGTTGGCCGCCTATAGTGGCAGACACTTCAGCCATAGCACCGGAAATACCCGCTGCATCTCCAAGGGCTAAAATATATGACCTCATGGCCTCATCCGTCTTGGCTACTTCTGTAGTCACCCCCTTAAAGGTGAACTTCACCCGGTCACCCTCTGAACTTGCTCTAATACCAAATTCCTTCAACCTTTCAAACTCCCCTGTTTGTGCATCAAGGATAGCTTCTGTTAGTTGGTCAAACTCCTTTCCCATAGAGGCGGCCAAATCTCCCATTTGCCTAAGCTGTTCCCTTGTAGGCTTAAATCCCTGATTGGTAAGCTTCACAAAACTTCTAGTAAGCTCTTCTACTTGAAAGGGGGTGTCACTTGCAAAGTCGGTAATCATCTCCATGGCCCTTACTGCATCGCTTTGGCTCCCAAGTGCCACCCTTAGCATGGCTTCCATTTTTTGGAATTTGGCTGTCACATCCACCACTTTGCTGCCAAGGGAAATAATGGCCTGAATAGAAAAAGCCGCCAACATAGCGGTACCCACACTTTTGACGGTTTTATTAAGACTTTCTAAACCTCCTTTTGCCTGCATGGAGGCTTCACGGGACTTCTTACCACCGTTTCCGATGGCTTTATTCATGTCCTTGATCTCCTTTTCAGACATGCCCGCCTTTCTGGCTATCTCATCGAGATACTTCTTAACAGATTCAAAAGACCTGTTGTCAATATCTGCTCGTAAAGGTATATTAGCCATTTTTCTTTCGGTGTAATTTGGTTTTGACTTCCAGCCATCTATAGTAATTTTCTGATGTCCCGGCTGAAATCTCCTTTGCTGCTAGTTCATTGCCATCACAGTACATTAGGGTGATGTATTCATGTTCATTCAGTGCCTTTATTATTTCGCCATGGTAAGAATCCGCCTGTAGCTTTCGGCCTTCACCTGGCTGCCTTTCAAAAAGGCTTCTATGTCTGGTAGTGATGCTTCGCCAATACCCTGACAGTGCTTTATGAGGGTAGCCAAAAAAAAAGACTGATTGGGTAGGCTTTTGAAATGAGCCACTTTCTTTTGATTGTAATCAAAATCAAAAGTAGTTAAGTCTTCTTTCTTATCGAAGTACAGCAAGGCCGCTATCCAATAGTAGGTTTCCACAGGCGTGACATTAGCCAGGGTGTCACGAAGCATGAAGACCAGACCATTGAATTTGCCACTATCACCATTTTCAAACGCCTTTGTAAGGCCATCTAAATAGGTGTTTAAAAGCTGTTCATCTACGTTTAAATCCAATCTTTTTGTCAAGTGCAGGTAATGGATAAACCGCCCCTGTGGCATGTCAGCAGGGGCGGCAAACTTATAGTAGCCCGGCAACCCGGGCAATGGTTGGATTAGTTTTTTGTTTACCTTGTCAAGCGTTATGGCTTCATAGGCCATTGGGGTTAGCCATTCGATCAATTTAGATGCAAATCGTTTGATCATTACAGTAACCCGGTTAATACGCTGATGATAACTTGAAAGGCCGTTTGCTCAATGAAGCCAAGGCCATGAAGCAAGGAAAGCAATACTACTCCACCTGCTAAAATCTGCCCTGTTAGTTCACTGCCTTTGATGTTTCCTACACCGCCTTCAAGTGACTTGAAGTTGTCAATCACACCGCCCACTATGGGCAGTTCTCTGATGGCTCCACGCACCACACCGCCAAGCAGACGCCCAACGGTTGTATCTTTGAATTTCTTTTTTTCCTGCATTTCAATTTCGTTTTATTGGTTAATAAGATTAAGCCTGTCTATCCACCCTCTAGTAAATGCCTCCTGACTACTGTCATTGTCAATGATGTTCAAGTAGTGCCTTCCTTGCTGCACATTCAGTAGGTTATACAGGTGCCTGGTGTCATTTTGGTTCAGCTGGTTGATACGTCCTACAGTCAATATGCCTATATACCCATCTACTTTCAGTTTTGAATCAGCATTCCCACGGCAAAGATAATTAAATCCTGTTTGTAGGAAAACCGCTGCCCTCCTGGTACCCATATTCACGCCTATGTCAAAAAGCTTGTCTTTAGTTTTCTGATCATTGAGCAATTGAAGGCTGTTTGCTTCCCAAAAGAATTCCAGATAAAAAACCTTGACTGCCTCATGCAAAATCCCAATCCTTTTTAGGTTGCGTGGAAAGTTCGATTCCTTTTTTGAATCATCAATGATTTTCCACCCATACCATTTTGGATGGTGTACCCTCGCTATTCCCATATAGGTTTCACCACCTCTGTCAGCTGCATTGGCTCCCGTACCTGCATGGTAGCCACCTTCATGGCCCATCACTTTATCGTAAGCTATCTTAAAGTCAGTCATTTTAATTGTCTTCAAAAGGTGGTTTAATCTTCTTTTTTTCCTCTATGCTTCGCTCCCACTTTTTAAGGTACTTCGTTATGAAAAAACCAATCAAAGCCCCAAACGCAGCAATGAGAGAGGAAGAAAGTAGGCGAACTAGCTCATTTATTAGTTGTTCACTTGCTGCGTAAGCAGTGATAAAGCTCCCTATAGAGGCAATGGCTGTGCCTACTTTCTGTCCTAAATCAACTTGCATCTGTCTTATTGTTTAAGGTGAAAAATGAATATAAGGAAAGGCTCCCCCTTCCTTATATTGACTATGCTGGTACGCCTTGGACAATAGCCACAACGCCAGCTGCCCTTCTTATTCTACCCCCTACACGTAGCAAGGCACTGTATACATCACCCTGATAGGTGGCATCGTCCACGTTTTCAAAGAATTTCACTTCGCCCATGGCTTTTTCTACAGCATTCTTTTGCCAACACAATACCCCTGCATTGTGAGTAGCTGCACCAGCTGCACCAGGATCAACTACCACGGGGGTCGCTGCATTGGTAAACCTTAATACTTCTGCACGCTCCATTATATTGAACCCGTATAGCTTCATTAGGAAGCCTTCTTTGAGGTTCAATTCACCCCCATTAACACCGTCTCTTTTGATCAAATCAGGATCGTCTTGGAGTTGGCTAATCATCTCACTGTCAAACAGGGCATACCTGTCTTTTTTGGAAATCTTAGCTTTATTCATCAAGGAACCTGCTGCCTTCAGGTCACCTTTGACGAATGCAAATCGGTTCCCAGTGGCAGAGGGCAAATGAGACAGCACAGCTGTAGCATCAGCCCCTCCAGTGGTTCTAATAATTTGCCCCGTGACAGTTGTTCCATTCATCGTTTTGCTAAACCAGTCTTTAAGAATCCAATTTCCGGAATCTTCATTAATTGCCCCTGAATGCTCTTCTATGGCTGATTGTCGCTTGTCATAAGAAAGCTCTACTTTGTCAGCATCTACAATATGTATTGGTTCAGTAGAATAAACATCTATGGCATACACGATATCACTATCTGCCCTTTGGGAGACTGTTAGGGGCCAATTAGTATTGTTTTTAATTACTGTTGGTTTATCTCCTATTACAGGGATGTGAACCACTTTGCCTTTGAGGACATATTCATCACCATTAAATGCATAGTTAAGGAATGGATTTTCTGAATAGAGATTCTCTATGAAGTCACTTTGCCACATTTCTACCTGCACGGCCATCGGCAATACCGCTTTCATTTCCTTTGGCATCACCATGCCAGCGGTGAACACTGTCCCTGCCACTGCATAGGCATTAAGGCCAATGGATTGACCTGCTACCCCCATAAATAGGGCTACTAACACATTAAAGAGGACTGCGCCCCACTTGATATTTTTCATAATATGGTATGTTAAATGATAGATTGGTTACGTTATTTTTTGGTTGATTTTTAGATGGTTACCCTACTCTTTGTAAGGAACGCCGTACTGTGCCTGATACTTTTCTTTGAATAGCTCCAAGTTTTCAGCCTTCAATTGACCTGTCAAATTCTTCTTTTCCAGTTCCCTGAAGCTTAGTTCAGCATACTTCCCCGTTTCTGTTTTTGGTGGACTACCTAAGTGATCCATCACAGATGTGAAACCCTTCTTTTTGTCCAGGATGTTTTTCACTGTGTCATAGTTCGTCTTTGCCAATTCCACGTATTCTTCTTTTTCGGAAACCAGAATCTTCTTTGACTGGATGGCACCGTCTACCAAAGCATTTGCCTTGTCTTCCTTTGCTGCAAGGGCCACCGTTTTAAGCTTTCCTTCAAGTACTGTGACCAAGTCGTCCTTTGCTTTTAAGTCAGCCGTTAGGCTTACTTCTTTGGCTCCAAGGTCATTGGCTTTACTTACCAGTTCGGACACTGCATTAGCAATGTCTTCCTCACTGGCACCGTTTGCCAGCTGTACAAATTTTTGGCCTTTAAATGCCAGTGCAATGATTTTCATATGAGATTTATTTTTATTGGATGGAAATAATTTTTCTAAATCAGGATGGTTGTCATCAGACAGACTAATTACTGTAGCGGGTTCACCCTTATAGTGCAGGCGAAGGGCCACCGCCTCACTGTCACCTGGGATAGGTTCTATTGAAACCTCTTCTAATAGGGACTTGGTAAGGGTAGGTAGGCTTTGACCGGGTAGTAAAAATTCAGGTGCATCAGACACTTCTACCATTTCGGCCTTTAGGCTTACTGCATTCAGCATGCCCTTTTCCCACTTTTTTTCTAGCTTCACGGCAAATTCATCGTCTTGGTCAAACTCCATTTCACCTACCAGTTCATTGCTTTTATTAAGCTGGATGTTATGCATTTTCCCCACAGGTGCTATTTCTGGATTGTCCCTATTTGGTCTTTGGTGTGCATACAGTAGGATAGGGTTCTTTTCATATACGCCCAGTTCTATGCCTGATGCCAAGACCCGGAACCCATATCGGTTTACCTTATTGCTACATATTACTACAGGGTGTAATTTCATAAGCTTTCTAATTGCTTTTTTTCAAAAGTGAAAGCTTTTTACCGCCAAATCAAGCACCTAAATTTCTAATTACTAACAAGGGTGTAACCCTTACATAGTTTCCTCTACTTAGGAATTTTACGCCTTGATAAGGCCGTTTTATACAGTCACTTTTGAAAAAAACAAAAGCAAATGGCCAATCCTATCCCACTGAAAAAGCGCAAAATTCTGGCTGAATCTTACTTCTTCAACTTCTACGCACAGAAGGAAATAGCGGAATTGCTGGACACCCCTGAAAACACCATTTCACGCTGGGTACAGGGTGGAGACTGGAAAAAAATCAGGGATCACAAGACAGTGACTAGGGACAAGCTGGTAAGCAACCTGCTGTCACAAGTCAACCAAATAGAAGAATCTGCCCGAAATGAAGGACGGCCAATGAACAGCAAGGAAACGGACAGCATCCTAAAACTTGCTATGGCCGTGGAGAAACTTGACAAGAAAATCAACCTGTCCATATACATACAGGTGTTCAAGGAATTCAATGATTTTCTTATCCGTGAAGACTTCGAATTGGCCAAACGCTTCATACCCTTCCAAAGTAATTTCATAAGGAACCACGCTGAATAATGAGACAGGTACACTTAACCACACAAGAAAAGCGAAGCCTTCAGGACTGGCAAGAACACTGCACTAGGGTAATGAATGCCACCCCAGCCATGGCCAATGAATCTGTAGGAGACAAAGAACTTCGTAAAAAGAAGGCCATGTCTGACTATGATTTTTTCGTTACCCAATACTTCCCACATTACGCAAAGTCAAAAAGTGCTGCTTTTCATATCAAATTTGCCAATAAGGTGAAGAACAGCAAGAACATCAGGGCGCAATACAGGGTGTTCAGAGGCGGTGCCAAGTCGGTACATTCTGATATCATCATTCCTATGTGGTTGAAGATTCAGTCCGTAAGGGAGTATAACACCATGGTGCTGATAGGTGCCAATAATGATGCAGCGGACAACCTGCTTGGTGACCTTCAGGCCGAACTGCAATTCAATCAAAGGTATATCCATGATTTTGGTGAACAATATCAAATGGGTACCTGGCAGGAAGGCAACTTCACTACCAAAGATGGCTGTACCCATTTTGCGCTGGGTATAGGGCAGAAGCCCCGTGGACTTAGAAAGGGAGCCTTCAGGCCTGACTTGATCATCATTGACGATGTGGATGATGATGAAATGGTACAGAACGAAAGCAGGGTGAATAAGCTGGTGGATTGGATAATACGGTCACTAGTACCCACGATGGATAAAGGCCAAGGAAGGGTAATTCAGGCCAATAACCTGATACATGAAAAATCAGTAACAGCCAAGCTTGCTGCCAAGTGGATGGAATCCGAAACCAAGATGAAAGCCCTCCAGAAGAAGCTTAACAGAAAGCTAAAAGGAGCCGCTGCCATTGAGTACTTCATTATGGATATCCCTATCAGGGACATGCATGGGAATCCCACATGGCCTGAAAAGTACAGCCTTGATGATATCCTTCAGATCGAAATAGATGCAGGCTACGCCGCCTTTGAATCTGAATACATGAACAATCCCATTACAGAGGGGAAAATCTTCCTTAAGGAATGGTGGCGTTTTGAGAAGCTTCCACCCGTGGGCAACGTCACCAACCTGATCGCATACCTCGATGGTGGATTCAAAAATACAGGCACCTCGGATTCCAAAGCCCTGGTATTGCTGGGACTGGTAGGCCGTACCTACAGGACCTACAAGGTTTATTGCGGTGCCGCCTCCCGTATGGAGATGGTAGAATGGCACTATGATCTATACCAGTGGCTGGAAGAACGCAACGCCAAAGCGGTATGGTACATGGAAGAAGTATTCTTGCTTGACTTGCTCTATGAAGACTTTGATGCCATGGCCATGGTAAAAGGCTTTCCAATACCGCTAATAGGTGATACCAGAAAGAAGCCAGACAAAGACCTTCGAATCAAGTCCTTACAGGGAATCTTTCAGCGGGGCAATAACATCTTCAACAAAGCTGAAGAAACCAACCCCCACATGCGCAACCTTATTACACAATTTGAAGCATTCGAGCCACCAAAGAAGACGAAGAAGGATGGCCCTGATGCGTACGAAGGAGCCGTTCACCTGCTCAATCAGGCTGTTTTTACTTCACAGCCCGCCATACTTGGCAGCCTAAAAGATACCCGTGAACAGCGGGAAGGGTGGAGAATGTAACCGTGAAACCAATGTTTAATACCTTATAAATTAGTATATATGAACTATTATCTTTCAAACACCGGAAATGATGCCAATGATGGCACGTCTGAAGCCCTGGCATGGGCTACCCTTGCAAGGCTCCAAACCTTCCTATCTGGCAGTCCTGGATTAGAACCAGGTGATAGGGTCTATTTCCAAAAGGATGGAATTTGGTATGAGACCCTATTGATCCCTACCCAGAATGATGGAGCAGAAGGCAACACCGTACAGATAAGCCCATACGGCACAGGTGATGCCCCTACCATTTCAGGGCTGAAAAACCTTACTGGATGGACAAACACAAGTGGTAATCTGTGGACTAAGACAGATGCCACATTGCCTGATTATATTAGTTTATTGTTACTAGACGGCATTATTAGGCCAAAGAATATCAGCACCCCGCTAAAAACTACTTCAGACGGCACTACCACCACACTAGTAAGCACCAACCTACCTGATTTTAATTATAGCGGTGGTGAAGTCGAATTGGTAGTAGAGAAGAATGATTTCATACATGACAAGGCTTATATTTCAGGAATTGCAGGTAACACCCTTACCTTTGTAGCTAGTAGTAGCTACTCTACCAAGTCCCAAAAAAACTACCTGATCCAAAATTGTCTAGAAGCACTTACAACGCAAGGGGACTGGATGTATAGTCCCGGTACCAATACCGTCACCCTCTATTCTGAAGTCAATCCAAGTACACTATCTATACAAGTGAGTAGTGAAGAATACAACATTAACGGTGAAGCAAATGGCAGAAATGAATTGGATGAATTATTGTTTGAAGGCGCAAATTTGGAAGGGCTTAGAATGGTATCATCACATAATAACGTTTTTGACGGCCTCACATTCAGGAACCAAGGGGCTACAGGCTTAGGTTTATGGACTTCTACCGATGTCATTGTTAGGAATTGCACCTTTGAAAAGATTCTTGATATAGCTATCAATCAAAAAAACGCTTCTAATTCTCTGATTGTAGAGGATTCTACCTTCATGGATATCGCCCACTTTTTTGGGGCTTGTACCAATAGTGACGGCAAGGGCTTTGCTATTTTTGGGTCAAGTCACAATTCTATTTTTAGGCGAAACACTTTCCAGAATGTTGGGTACATACCTATAAGGTTCTATGGAGACAATGCAGAAGTGTACCAAAATGTAATTGAAGGCTTTTGTACTATCAAGCATGACGGCGGGGCCATATATTGCTATGGCGGCGTCAAGGATTCATCCACCTTTGTCAATAGGAAGATTCACAACAATATTGTAAGCAATTTAGGCGTCAATAAGCTCCATGGAATTCACTCTTTCTATGTAGATGATAATTCTGAAGACATTGAAACCACCTACAATGCTTTCATTCACAATGGCCGTTCCGGTTACTTCAATCACAATTCCAGTAATATCCTGTTCAATTACAATATCATATACTCAGCGCTCTATGGCTCCCTATATGGTCACAATGCAGGAAAGGAGTTAATTAGGAACAATGAAGAAAAGTATAACACCAAGGTGCTTACAGGCAAAGGTCAACATGCTTACTTCCTTAATTCAGGCCTTAATGACTTGGCTCTTTTTGGTGACATTGATTTCAATACCATTATACTATGTGCAGGCGGTGAAATGGTCGTCCCCACTGAAGTATACATTTCAGGACAAAGGGTATATAACAACCTTACCAAAGCGCAATGGCAGGCTTTAAGCTATGACCTTAATTCCACCTTCCTAAGCTTAGATATTCCAGAATTCACCATAGCCACTGAATTGGCAAACAGGTTTGCCAATTCAACCTTTGAAGCAAATGTGGATGGTGTGGGCATCTACCATGCAGGCGGTACAGCTGTCACGGCCCTTGATAGTAGCTCAAAGATTACTGGCACGGGATCACTGAAAGCCAGTGTGACCGCTGAAAGCACCGCTACTACACGGGTAGAACTTGGTTTTGCCAACATGGGAGCCATAGACCCGGCAAAGGTGTATGTACTTAGATTCAAAGCCCTGGCACCTTCGGGCCATCAGTCTTTAAACATCTACCTAAGGGAGAAGGATACGCCCTATAGTATGATTTCTACAGAAATACACACTGTAGCCACAGCCACAGTACAGGCGTTTGAATTCTTCCTATATGACCTGAAAGAAGCTGATACATCGTCTTTAATGATAGACTTCCAAAGTCATCAAGGTGATCTGTATGTAGATGACTTTGAGTTCAAAGAGGTTACAGGGGTGTTAACAGACTATGAAGACCATATTAAGGTATTTACCAATCCCACAACCGCCCCCGCTACCACAGCTTTGGTTGGCACTTGGAAAACGCCCGCTGATGTGTACCCAGGTGGTAACCTTACCCTACAGCCTTTTTCCAGTGCCGTACTGATCAAAGAAGGGGACGGTCCCAACCCAAATACATTTGATGCTACTCTATTAATTCAGGGTCAAGGTACAGCTGTCAACTTAACCGGTCCCGGTCCATTCTCTGAAGGCACAGTAGTTAATCTTCTGGCAACCCCATTATCAGGCTATTCCTTCGTGGAATGGAAAAGAGGTACTGAAACCTACAATACAAGTGCTAATATTAATGTTGTCATGACCGAAGACATTGAATTGGTAGCGGTGTTCTCACTGGTAATAGAAATGAACATTACCGTTCGGTTCCTGATCCCGTCAGATTATCACCCATATATCCGTAAGGAGATCAAAGAGGACATTTTGCTAAAGCAAACCGATGTGATACAGAAAGTAGAATTTGCCGCTGAAGCAGAAATAGCTTCTTACCTATCTAGTAGGTTTGATGTGGCCAAAATCTTCACTCCAATTTCTGACTATGAAAGCACCCGCCTGGTAAAGGCTGGTGCCTTCATACATGAATCGGACAAGATTTGGCGGTCACTGGTAGACCAAACAGGTATAAGACCTTCAGAAAGTGCTACCAGTGACACCCCTACTTTTGTAGTGGATGATCCAAGGAACCCTATTATTGTTTTGCGCATGGTGTACATTACGCTCTACCACGCCCACAAAGCTTTGCCAGGCTCCCAGATTCCAAAACTTAGAATTGATGACTACGACATCTCTATTCGGTGGCTTGAAAAAGTGGCAGGTGGACTGCTTAATCCCTTACTCCCTGTAGCTGAAGAAGGGGATAATTTCATGGTAGCTTTC